CGAGCAACTACTAACCATAAGACAAGGAATGCAGGCACTAAAAGAAGTGAAGGGTTTGCCGCAAGTACATCAGGTAACACTCTTTGAGGTTTTGGCAGAAGTAGAAGGGCAGGTAGCACCTGCAGGCAAATAATTAATCAAAAAAGATAGAATATGAGAAAGTTAATACAAAAATGGATTAAAAAGCAGGTGATACACCATATCAATAGAGATTGGAGTCACCAAGTGATAGAGACGAAAGAAACCCTCTTCGGGATAGTAATCAAGAGAGAATTGAGAACAGAATTAATGTAAAGATATTATGAATATAAGCCAATTAACAGAAAGTACACCCGAAGATATTTCGATTAGGCAAATCTACTTATATGAAGAGAAAGGGGGAAAATCAGGACCGGTTCGGTATATAAGAATAGAGATAAGGTATGGAGGGGCGTTACGTTTGCTCTGTAACTATGATATAGAATACTATAACACCTCCCCCCTTAAGAAAGCATTGGACTTATTACTTGGAAATGAACAATCCTAAAACATAAAAAAATGAGAAAAGAATTAAAAAAACTTCTCGTAGGTATGATACGAAAAGCCGTACGAGAAGTTGTAAGAGAGGAGATAGGCAAAAGAAAAGTTACTCATATTACTATTGACCATCTAATAGGGCAACTTTCTCTTTCAACTGTTGCAAATGAGCAGCCCAATCATTTAGGGAAATCCCTTCAAGAGTCATCGACATATCTGAAGGAAGTTGTGACATCTGCCTTAGTAGAAGCTGTAAATAAGACTTGTACTCTTTTAGAAACTCCTCAAAAAGGTGATCCTGGTACAATACAGGTAGAGAAACGCCATTAATACTTGTAGAAGCAAAAGAGTTATAGGCGTTGTAAAGGGACTTTTCAAAAAAGTCATTTTCAAAAGCATTAAAGCTATAATGCTTCATAAGCCAATTATTGAATTCTTCAAAATTCATACGGATATATTTAATTAGTTTGAGGCTACAAAGGTAGCGAATTTTTCCCTAATTCAGTAGGACTGACAGCCGAAAGGCTGGCGAAGCGAAATCGCATTAGGGAGCAAAAAAGAAAAGATTATGCCCTATTTATGGTTACATAATAAAGTTGCGGTGGAGGTGGAAGAGTTGGTTCCTAAGTATTGGAATGTGCTTAAGTCCTTACAGAGTGCTATCTCTCGCAGTGAAGGTAAGCCTTATGGTGTTAAGAAACTCCAATCGGGTGGGAATGGGCGTAGGCTACTGATAGACTATGACACCCTCCCCAAGGAGATACAAGAGGCACTGGGTGATCCTCGAAAAGCGGGTCATTTGTTAGAGCGATATTACCAAGTAAAAGACGAAACAATACGCTTCTATAGTGAATGGAAACGTGGCGATAAGCACCTTACCGATGAAGAGATAGACCGCTACATCATCAATGCGACTACCTTGCAAGCCTTGGTTACCATTGAGCAGGAACGACTCAATATTCGCAAGGCATTGCATAAAAAGAGTGCTACCAAGGGACTTGCTCAGAGCCTACTTACCGATGCAGTGAGCTTTAATGAGACCTTGCCCCCAAGTCGTAAACATAGCCTGCCTGAGAGTTTAAGGCATTTTAAAAACACTTTAAACGCCTTTAAAACTGATGGACTCCTCTCCGTTATCAAGGACCCTTATGGAAAGGGCAAGCAGAACGCCCGAAAGGTAGATGAGCGTGTCATAGAGGTGCTACAAGGCTTATTCGTAGGACAAACCCACAAGCCTACTCCTACTGATATATCTCGGCAATATGATGCCTTTTTGGCTGGCTATATAGAAGTATTCAACAAGGAAACAGGAGAACTATACGAACCTACGGGCTTCCCTGCCTTGAGCGAAAGTACTATCAAAGCCTATCTGATGAGTTGGGAGCAGAAAATCATCTCCTACAATCTCAGAAGTGGAAACCGACAGGCTTTTATGGGGCAATTTATCCCCTATGCACAAACGGAGTTACCCACCAAAGCGGGGTCTATCCTTTCCATTGACGACAGACAACCTCCATTTTGGTATGAAAAAGGGAAAAGGGTATGGTTCTATATTGGGGTGGATATTGCCAGCCGCTGTATGACAGCCTTTGTCTATGGAAAGAGCAAAGAAGGGATTATCCTTGAGTTCTACAGACAATTAGTAAGGAACTATCACCAATGGGGGCTAAAACTCCCTTATGAATTGGAGTGCGAAAGCTCCCTTAATAGTAGCTTTAGCGACACCTTCCTTAGAGAGGGGTATATGTTCCAAAAGGTAAGAGTGGAAGCCAACAACGCTAAAGGAAAGTACATAGAACGTATGTTTGGCAAGATGCGTAACAACAAAGAAAAATATGCCGACGGATGGATCCCTCGCCCCTTTGCTAAGAACGAAGCCAACCAAGCGGGCAAAGGTGCTACCAAGATTATCCCTTATAATGAACTCGTGCAGGCACGCCTTGCCGATATAGAGGATTGGAACAACGAACCCCACGATGAGGATCCGAGTGTAAGCCGTTGGGAATATTTTCTCAATAACCAATTGGAAAGTCTACCAGAGACGAACTACCGCGCCATATTGCCCTATATTGGTTACTCTGTTAAGACCAGTTGCAAACAAGGTTATATCAGCTTAAACAGACAGAAGATGGCAATAGCCGAAGCGGGAAAGATACTTACAGGCGACCCTCTTATTGAGAAAATGAAACAGATAGAAGGTAAGGATATAGAGGTGTATTGGTTGGACGGCAATGACGGGGAACTTATAAAGGCAATTGCTTACTGTGGTAACCGCTATGTATGTGAGGTGCAACCTATGCCACGTTTCCAAAGAGCACAAGCCGAGCAAACAGAGGAAGACACCCTTATCAAGGCGCTGCAAAATGCCTATACGATGACCATTGTACGCTATGTACAGCACCAAAGCAAAGAGATTACTCCTATAGGGGTGATAGACAAGACACCGAAGCCAAAACGCTCTTTTGTGATTAACAACCTCAAGCGATTTGAAGCATGCGAAACAGAGGAAGTAGAAATATTGGACGACTACGATACTATGGAGGAAGACGACAAACAAATCCTCTACAACCCAAGTACAGGGACAGAATATACTAAAAATTGGAGAAAAAAATATGCGATATGAAATTATCAATAGACTTTAAAAACAAGGTAAGGGAAGCGATTCTTTCCGACCGTGAGAACTATGGAGGATCCGATGCTGACTATGCCAAACGCCTAAACCTAAAGGGGGCTATCCTCTCCCGCCTTAAAAAAGGAGAAGTGGAGAAACTCATTAGCGACACCCAATGGTTGGTAATTGCTCATCAGCTTGGCGTACAGGTAAGGGATAATGCTTGGAAAGTAGCTCGTACGGCAGTATATACCGAAATAGAAGATAATTTACTTTATTGTAAGGAGTACAGCAAATCAATGATCTTGGTAGATGATTGTGGTATAGGGAAGACTTTTTGCTCCCGACACATTGTTCGTAAGCTCAAAAATGCTTTCTATGTGGATTGCTCCCAAGCGAAAACCAAACAGCAATTTATACGATTGCTTGCTAAGACGATAGGGGTGGATAATACGGGTAAGTATGTAGATGTAAAAGCAAGTATCAAGATGTGTCTTATCTACTTAGAACAGCCTCTTATTGTCCTTGATGAGGCAGGAGATTTGGACTACAACGCTTTCCTCGAGCTCAAAGAGCTATGGAACGCCACCCAAGGGGAATGTGCTTGGTATATGATGGGAGCCGATGGGCTAAGGGCTAAGATAGAGAGCGGTATTGCTCATAAAAAGGTAGGTTATGCTGAGATATTCGACCGCTTCTTTGATATCACCTCAATAGTCCCCCAAGGTACTGATGATCGTAAGGATTTTTATATACAATTATTGGGCGATGTGGCATCGGTAAATGCCAAGCAAAAGGAGGATGTGGACAAACTTGTGCGTAAGTGTATGAATCCGAATGACCTTAACACAAAGGATGTAACCCCTTCGGATTGGAAGAGACTTAGATATTTGGAGAATTTAATTAAGTTAAGCTAAGTGCGAGGTGGGGACATCCCCCTACCCCCTTCAAAGGGGGAATGCTAAGCAGAGATAAAAAATAAAGACAATGGCAAGAATAAAAGGTATATACGGGAAACAATTATTGGAGAAAACCTATAAAACCTTCCCGTTCGAGGGAGTATGGGAGAAAGCCCTTGGCAATCCCGAAGTAGGCGGATTTTGGATTATCTATGGGCGAGAGAAGCAGGGGAAAACGTGGTTTTCGCTGATGTTAGCGGAATACTTGAGCAAGTTTGAACAGGTGATGTATGTAAGTGCCGAGCAGGGCATTAGTAAGTCCTTCCAAGAAGCATATATCCGCAGTGGGCTTGACCCCAGCAACCGCAAGTTAAAGATAGTACCCTATACAGAGCTTACTGAGATAGAGAAAGCATTAGGTAAGCAACGCGCTCCAAAAGTGGTGATTATAGACAATACCACAGTTTATAAAGACGAGCTAACAGCCCCTAAACTTAGGGAATGGGGAAAAAATTATCGCAATGTACTCTTTATCTTCCTCGCTCACGAGGAAAAGGGAGAGCCCGATATAGCCGTGGCAAGGCTTTGTAAGAAGCTCGCAGAGGTGATTATACAAGTGGAAGGCTTGGCATGTAATGTATCGGGGCGTTGTCCTGGTGGGGTGCTTACCATAGACAAAGAGAAAGCAGAGTTGTACCATGGCTGCGAGCCGAACGGATAAATGTATATGAACATTAGACAAAGATAATAAAATATGGAAACCATAGAAAAGCAAAAAGAATTCAGGGACTGCCTGCTATACTACTTGGACTATAAGCCTTTAGGGTATGAGCACTTACAATGGCTATACTTCGAGGATTGGTGCGATATTGTGAATAAAACAAAGCAAATCTCAAAAGATGTATTAGCTCTAAAGCTAAATGACCATTTGCTGAATTGGTTTGCCCGGCAGTGGGAGGTGTATGTGGAGCGTGATATAGAGAGATATTACGGCAAGGCACTCAGGGAGGGTGTATTTGACCGAGAGGATATAGAACTAATGATAGGACTTGCGGCGGAGAATATTAATCATATATACCCAAAGACTATATTGCAACTAATAGAAAAGAGTAAAAAACTAAAATCAACAGTCAATGAAAAATCTATATATGGAAGTACTTCGGCTTGATAATTTCTTACAAGCCTTAACAGCAGAAGAGCGTACCATGATACACCAGTATCATGCCGGCTATAGGACAAGTGTACCAATAGTGGTACTGACCATTTACGAATGGATCCAAGAGAACAAGTGGGAGTCTCCTTATCTTAGGTACGATCAGGACAGGGTGCTGATGTGGTACAACGAAGCCGAAAAGGGATGGGAACCGGTAGAGACAAACAAATTATATAAGGCAAAAGTAGAACGATAATTTAAAAATAGATATTACCATGAGTGTAGATTTATCACAACTAAGTGCCGAGGAGCGTGCAGCACTTATAGAACAGGCGAAAGAATTAGACGCCAAGGAAAGAGAGGAAAGAAAAAAAGCCTATGAGCAAATGAAAGCTGATGCCATAATAGGGCTTATCACTGTAGCCAAGGACATCAATGAGCGGCTTACAGAGTTCAAACAACATTCGTTTGAGACGATGGACACTCTCTATGATCTGCTAAAGGAGTACAGCG